TTTTGTAGCATCATTCCGTCTTTGTCTATTGTTATATACATTGAGTGGTCTTCTTGCTTCGTGATCTTCTGGAAGATTTTTAAACGGTACTCCTCTATGCGTATTAGTAGGATTGATTGCCATATCAAAAGCTTGTTGTACAATTACGTCATTCTCATTACGAAGTATTTCCACCCCTTCTTCATCACGCTCTACATCGTCTGTAGCATCTACTTCTGTAGTATCTACCTCTGTAGTATCTACCTCTGTAGCATCTACCTCTGTAGCATCTACCTCTGTAGCATCTACCTCTGTAGCATCTACTTGTGTAGTATCTACTGCTGTAGTTTCTCCTTCTGTTAAACTAGAAAGATCTACACCTGTAAGTACTTCGTCTCCATCTTTATTTACTGTAACCCCGTCTTCAACTTTTCCTTTGTCATTTGTTTTAGACTTAGACGCTGTTGCTTTCTTTTTTGTAGTCTTTCCTTCTTTAGTTGTTTTTGTTTTCGTGTCTTCTTCTCTTTTTTTCTGATGATCTAAGATAGCCTTATTTACAATATTTTTTATATTAGTTTTATTAGGTTTAGGGTGTTTGTTTATTTGTTTCCTGATGTTTTTCATCAGGTCTTTATCATACTCGATTACATTTTGTGAGGTGATTATCTCTTTAAGTTTAGCTGCTAAATTATTCCCATCTAATTTTTGTACTTCGTCTTGGGACCATCCGTCTTTTCTTAATTGAATTTTTAAACGCTGTACTTCATCACTATCGTTAGCATTCTCTTGACGATACTCTAATTCGGAAATCAGTTCTTTACCGTCTCCGTATTCTTTTTTTAATTGTTCTGCTTCAGTATAAGTATAGGGCCGTCCGTCCTCATTTGCTGGATTCGACATACCAAAAATCAGATCATCTGTGTCTGCCTGATGCTTTGTTCGAGGATTTAAAACATGATCATTATAAACCTCAGATAAACCTACATTAGGATCAGCTATCATTGCACTTAAATACTGTGGACTATATCCTTCTTCCTTTAAATAATTAATCATTTCAGGAGAATTATAAACCTTGTCGATTAAAGCTGATGTTAATAAATCATTTGTACGATCAAATCTATTTCTAGCTTCTTCTGCTGTCTCCGCATCTGTAGCATTCTCAAAATCTTCAGCAGCCTTTAAAGCATCTCCACTCATCTGCTTATATTCTGCTGTGTCCATAAACTCTTTCATTTTTTTACGGTACACACGAGACTTACGAGGAGCAAAAGTTCCTATAATTCCTTGAAAGATTGCACCAGCACCACCGCCATACAATCCTTCATGTATAGATTCTGTTCCTATCAATTCTTTATCTGGATTATAAACGGATCGTTCAGCAGCATTCTGTAATAACGCTGCACTAAATTCTTGAGCACCCTCAAAGCCAAACTGTTTAGCAATATCTTTTGCATACTCTCTAAGAAAAGGATTAGTATCTTTGCCAAAATGTTTAGCGTGTGTATTATTTAGTCTAGCTTTCTCTCCTCGTTTTCGTACTTCTTCTCTAGCTGTTTCAAATACTCCTGTTTTTTTAGCTTGTGCTCTGGTAGCTGCTGCCTTTGCATTATCTACTCCTTCAAGAGCATTAGATTCTAACTGAGATACCTTCTTCATTTTGTTGAACATACTCATTGCTCTGGCCCACGGAGCTACTTCAAGCCAGCCAATACCCCACCCTCTTTGTGTTACATCATTTACCTGATCATTTGTAACCTTATTACCCTTTGCTTTATGTTCTTGTACTCTGTCGTAAGCCTCATCTGCACCTGCTCCGGCTGCAATAGCTCCTGCTGTTAATACTCCTAATGTAGCTGTAACAGGTGCGCTTACTCCTGCCAATCCCAATCCAGTAGTTAATGCTAAAGGCGCACCAATCATACCACCAATCGAACCAACACCAGCAGCTAATTGATATGTTACTTCTTTTCCTTCTGTTGGTTTTATGTCGGCAGCTATTCCTTCTAAATGCTCACCTATAATTTGAAGAGCACCTTTATTTTTTTTATCTTCTTCTGTAGTGTCGAATACTTCTTCAGTTCCCGATAAAGCAGAACCAAGCATTCCGACAAACCCCGACCCTAAACCAGCCATGATTTCTCCAACATAACCACGATCAGGTTCTGGTTCTACATACGGCTCATGTTTAATAGGGGGAAATAAAGGAGTAGATACGCTTTGTAAAAACTCCTGCTCTGTATCTAGGTAAGGATTGTCTTCTCCACTTCTACCTTTCTGAAGAAGAACTTCTTGCAGCATTTCAATTTCGGAAGAATCGTCAGGAACTTCTACTTCACCCAATCCTTTTACATTTAAAGCATAAGGCATAAGACTAGATCTTTCGTATACTGGTTACACCTGCATTTCTCAAAGATGTAGGAATAGATCCACCTTCCGCTTTACCAAATAATTTATCTATAAGAGAAGGTTCTTCTGGTTTTGCAGGAGGAGGATCACTAGGAGTTTCTATAGCAGCGAAAAGATTTCGTAATTTATTATTTAATATATGCATTTTCATTGCATTAGGATCACTTGACCCTTCAATCCGTCCTAGATCTTTTTCAGAAAACTCAAACATCTGCATTCTTACAATGTCAGGATACTGTTTAAGCATCTTATCATAGCTATCAATTTTACCAGTTTTAATTTTATTATCTAATTCCCATAATTTTCTTTTATGGTCGGCAGTTTTAAACTGTCTATCGTACATAGCTTTTAACATATTAGTTCGAGCATTCATTCGTCCAGCTTGAGACCGAGATTTCATATAATCCATTTTAAGTTTATTCATTAACTTGTCGTCTTCAGTATCCATTTGAGCTATTAACTTAGAAGCATTCTGAAGTCCCTTATCTGTTCCATCCATCATAGCCATACCTGCTGCCACAAGCTTCCAGTTTGGACCCCATTTTTTCTCCGCTTTTTTGTTCTTAGCTTCTTTTACTTTAGGAGTATCTGTTACTTTAGGAATTTCTTTTGGAACACTAGGATCTGTTAATAACATATCTGCTCCTGACCATTCTTCAGTAGATACTTCTTCTACATCCTCGACTTTCTCGTCTGATGTCTTCGTCAACTGTAAAGCGTCTTTTAATCGTTTAGGGTCGTTTAAAATATCTTTACTATATGATCCAGTTGGATCTGCTGCCATTACGAAACCATCCCACCAGCTAGAAGGATTCTTTCTGGTAGAGGTTGTATGAGGTAGAGGTAAAGTACTTAGATGCTCTACGTCTTTAGTTTCTTCTCCATACACATCTCCGTGCCAAATTGGTCTTATACGCTTATCACCACTCCTAGCAACACGTTTTCCCATATCGGAAAGTTTTCCTAAACCATAAAGACCACCAGTTTTTGTAGCTGCTTTAAAAGGACTTGGAGCACCACCGGGAGCAAACCTTAACTGTGGTCCTGCAACAGCACCCAATCCACCTACCATACCAATGTCTTCAGTGTAGGGCTGACCCGGAACACCGCCATAAGCAAAACGCATTTGTGGTCCAGCTATAGAAGCAAGTCCACCAACAGTTCCTATGTCTTCTGTGTAAGGCTGACCGGGTACACCACCGTATGCAAAGTTTTTAGGTTGGTATCGAGGTTTCTTCTCAAAACCTTTGCCTAACATAATATCTCCATACGAGTCTCCTGTGTCTGGATCTACGTTCCAATCTTCTGCTAATGTCCAGTCTTCTTCTAAGTTTGCTACTTCTTCTGTTGGATAACGACCTGCTCTTGATTCTCCCATATCTCTGGCAAGTCTTAATGATTCTCCTGTATCTCTTAAAACTTCTTGTGTTCCTCCAATACTTTTACCTAGATTAGTAAGATCTTGGATAATATTATTTATTCCTGATGCACTGGAAACTCCCTTTCCTTCGTTATATTTAACAGGCCCACCTTGCTTCGCACCAAATCCAGTCAATCCAGCTAAAGCTGTACCTACACCAGCAACTTGTTGTAAAGGACTGGTAGCTACCTGAATGTCTCTGTTTTGAAATACATTTGTAGGTGGAGTATGACCACGAATAATTGCAGAGTACTCATTTAGTTTTTGTTGTGGAAACGTAAGCTGTTCTTGAAACTCTTGGAAACCTACATCCCGTGTCTTTTGCGCTAATGCTTCTTCGGCTGTAGCTGCTCTTTCTTTTCCAATCTGTCCTTCTATTAAAGCTTTACGTAAGTTATCTCCAAGATTAGCTGTCTGTAAAGCAGCACTTAGTCCTCTTGTTTTATCAGCTTGCATGGCTTGCATAGCATTTGAAAAGTTAGCCATGTTTGCCCTGTCTTCAATATCCTGCAACTGTTCATCTGTTGTTCGATCAAACATAGCTTCAGACATACCATGACGACTGCCACCAAAAGCACCAGCACGAGCAGCACTATCCGAAATCTTTTTTCTATCTATGCCTCGTCTTTCTGCTGCCTTCCTTAAAAGATTTTTTGTAACTAAATCTGTATAAGGATTCATGTAATCTGCGATGTTACTTTCTGGAAATGTTTGAGCAGCTTGTCCTGTCAAAGCTAAAGCTTGTTCAAACTGTGGCTTACTAAGGGCAGCTAGGTCATCTGCTTGTAATGCAGTAAGTGCGTCTGTTCTTGCTTGAGGAGTTTCTACTAAACGAGGAAGATCAAAAGGAGTATACTCCCGTTGAAACTGATCAGACGCTCCCTGTAGAACTGTCTCTAAATGAGGTTTAAAAAAGGCTGGATACTCTTGCCTTACTTGTGTTTGTACAGATTGTGCTGGTTTTGATGAACTACCCATTTTTAATTTCTCTTTCTACTATCCACATCGATTGTTTAAATCCTATATCCTTTAGTTTTCTTATCCACCCTTTTCTACCAACTACTTCCGCTAAGTCACATCCTGCTCCAGCAGCGTAGTGATAAAGCATTTCAAATAAAGGATCATACCACTTGTTTAAATTATCTCCACAACATAACAGAATAGTAAATACTTTCTTTCTAGGATACACTGTAAACTGGGTAACTACCACCCCGTCTATCTTATTATCTTTAAGATTTAAAGGAACCCAAAGATCGAATACTTTATTTTCTATTCCATTTACTATGTCTTCTTTAGCGTATCGTCCTCCTGTATACGGTATAACTTTTGACAAGTACTTATCTATGTGAGGAAGCACACGATGTATGTCCTCATGCGGAACTGCTGACATTTCATACATAGTTTAACCCTTCATTAATGAAGCCAGCGATCCTTGTAATCGTGGTGGTTGGTCCCCTCCTGTCTTTTGATTTCGTACAGCGTCCATCAGTTTGTATAACATTTCTTGGCCTTGTCTTATACTTCCATTTCCAATTTTAGCCACATCTTGCATTGGAACTAGAAATTCTTGGTTTGCTACTCTGGCAGCAGTTTTACCACCTATTGTCGTTTGAATCAAATCATCCAGACCACTTCCCGGTCCTCTGACTTCTCCAACCAAACTTCCTGTAGCTGCTTTAAAAGGACTTACGCCAAGTTCTTCACTAAGCCTTTGCACACCAAAGTCACTTGATCCGTCTCCTATTCCAGATACAACATCGGCAGCTATTACAAAGTCTCCTTCGTGTATAGGAGGACGGAGAGAACTTAACCCTCCACCTCCTGCCATACGAATAGGTCCACCCTGCTTCCAAAAAGATCCCATATCGTCTGTACCAACATCATATTCTTCTGCATCTGCATACGCACCCCATCCCTCTCCACCTACAAAACTGTCAAAATCTTCGTCAGACACGCCTGACATCCAGTCACCGCCAGCACCAGATGGCTCGTCAACAAACGCAGTTCCCATCCAACTTGGATCATACCCACTTAGAGATGAAGATTGTTCAGGAGAAGGAGTAAAAAAAGCATCTTCGTCAAATCCTACTCCGGGTAAACCTGCACCTGTATCTTTATCAATTCTTGCAGCAAGCGTATAATCTTCTGGACGGAGGCCAAGATGCCAACCGTGAGCTTTTGCGTCAGGTGTAAGTGCGTTTACCACTGCCCGTAAACCACTGGGAATTTTATCGAAGACACTTGGACGAGTTTTTAAACTAGCGTCTCCTAGTTCTTTTTGTGAAATTGGTAGATCTTTTTCTTCATCAATCAGAGGAGCATTAGGATCAAGTCTTGCTGGCATTCCTCTATCTAAACCGGGTATGTCAGGAAATACAGGAGCTTCTAGTATTTCTTTTTCTACACTTTTTGGCCCTAGTCTATAATCATCCCTTAGTAATTCTTCTTGTGTTGATCTTTGAGTTGAGGGATACTTAAAAGCATCAGCCATGTTTGATGGAGTATCTTTTGCATAGTCAGGAACAGGCATTCCAAATGTAGTTTCAAGAGGCTGGTTAGTACCTAACATATCTGCTTCTGCCCAGACACCGCTTGGAGTAGGATCAGTAGGATAATTAAAAGCATCAGCCATATTTGACGGAGTACCTGCTATGTAAGGATCAGTATCAGGATCAGTAGGATAAGTAAAAGCGTCAGCCATGTTTGATGGAGTACCTGCTATGTAAGGATCAGTATCAGGATCAGTAGCAGGACTAGCCGTTGATGGAGGACCAGCCCATTCTAAACCACTTCTAGTAGTAGGTGGACCAGCCCATTCTAAACCACTTCTAGTAGGTTTGGGTGCTGGTTCTTTATCTCCTTCTTCCTCTCCTCCTCTTCGATCTCTAAATAAAGGTTCTTGAGTAAACAAAGTCTGATAAGGACGAGCAACTTTTTTCTCACCGTCTACTATCTCAGTTCTGTTTGGATTTGTTGCATCTCTGCCAAATGTTTTAAAGTCAAGGTCAGGATCATAATCAGGATTGTTTGGATTTGTTTTGTCCATACCTGCATCATATAAACCACGAGTATCAAAACCAAAACGATCATACATTTCTCCACCCGGTCCGTCTCTCCACTCCTGTCCTTCTTCATCAAGTACAGTAGCTTTACCGCCTTGTACTTTTTCTCTTCTGTCAAACTCTCCTGCTCTTACTCGATCAAGCGGTTGTCCTTTTGAACCATCTGCTAAAGCAAAAGCTTTTTGATAATCGTCTGCAAGTTTTAAACCTTCATATATTCTTTGATCATCTACTAAAGGATTAATAACATCAAGCATATTACTTTTAAATAGTTGACCAGTATTAGGATCTATGTTTTTTTCAATATTCTCAAATATGCCCGGTGCGTCTAATGCACCATATGGCATTCTAGCTGTAGCTCCCAGTTCATCTTTAGGTAAAAAATTTCCAATACCAGACGGAAGCATTGCTCTTATTGGAGCACCAATTAAATTAGACAGACCTCGTGATTTTAATCCAGATACCATGTTAGCTTCAGGATCGGGTAAGTCTATAGGATCTGGAAAGTCAGCAGAGGTAGCTGGTGCTTCTTCTCTTTCTCTATCTTTTTTATCAGGTTCTTTTTGTCCTGTAGCTTCGGCAGGTACTTCTACAACTTCAGCCTGATCAAATAAAGTAATACCTCCTACTTTAGCTACGTCATCTGCACTCGCACCTAGCTTTCTCATTTGACCGTCTGGTTGTGGCTTCCCATGAGTTTTAGGATTATATCTGTACCTTACTTTAGATCCGTCAGGACGAGTATAAGTAACTTCATGCAGGTCTTCAGATACAATAGTTGTCTCTCCACCTTCTGCCAGCTTTTTAGGTTTCCTTGCAAACTGTGTACCAATATCTTTTCCTACAAAAGAACCTAAGTCGTTTACTAGTTGGTTATTTACATTTGCTCTATTCATAGCCATTAGTGAAAATCCTGCCAAGAAGTGCCATCAAATCCCTGAAACGTATTTGATGAACTGTTAAATCTAATATCCCCTGCTACTGGTGTAACACTGGTTGTTGGTTCTGCCACTCTTACTCTTCCCTGTACTTGCACACTTGCGTTTCCATCTACTTCAAGCTTACGCTTATTAATGTTAGCGTCCTGCCCATACAAAGCAGTTCTTAAATGGTTTGCCCAGTTCTCGTTTAACTCCCACATCTTACGTGTGGTTTGATCTTCAAACTGGTGAGGAAAACGTGGAAAGACAGGATACTCTGCCATTGCTACCTCTTACCATCTTCCATAACATCCATTCTAATTGACCCTACATTAAACCTTGTATTGGGCGCACCAGTCGAAACTCTTATCTTACCTGTTCTTCCTCTTGCTCTTGGTCTAAGAAATTTCGTATCCTGAGTTATTTCAAATGGACCTTTCGTTATTACTGTATCATTTGGATGATACTTTGTTTTAACACTTAACTGTAGATTTCCTACGCTTACCTTTATGTCTGGTATAATTCTATCTATAAATAGTATATCGTCCCCATCGCCAATATCAAACTCCCCACTCTCAATAAATACAGGCATAGCCAGTCCATCTGCTGTAAAAGTATTAGGAGGTTCGTTATCGAAAAGGTAATGATTGTCTGCACTACCTGCTTCAGAAGATACAGAAGCCCCTGTTGTTATAATGCTGTCTATAATAGTCTTATCATTCCAAGTTGTCCAGATAGCGTCTCCATATGTCCAGTAGTTCTGTGATGGGCTGTATGTTACGTACTTATTACATTCTTCTGAATCTGAACTTGGATACAGCCAAGTAACCTCACCAAACTCAGCATTAACACCACAGTAAACCTTTCGTCTGTTTTGAAAGTTAAAGTCTTCAAACACGTGCCGTTTAACAGTACTCGGTAGTACTTGTACTTGTCCAGAATAAACAAAGAAATTACTATCACCCATCCAAAACACACGACCATCAAACTCTGCCATTGCGTGTTTAGCCACTAATCCACAGTTAGTTCCAAGCTGTCTACTGCCAAATACAAACGGTTCTCCAATAAATTCTAATCCCGTTAAAGCTACATCTGTCCACACTAAGATCATGTTAGCTCCAGCTATGCCACCTATAATCTCACTACCGTTAGCAAGTCTTAGGCTTCCTGCTGTATTTGTAGTACTGTCTGTCCAATCCGTTAAATCTTCTTGAGAAGACCATCTAACCAGCATAGGATCAAAAGTTCCTGTTGAGTCCGTTACACCCAAACACATTCCTTGTCTAGCAACAGGACTAACAAGAAAACCATTAGAAGAAACGGGAGCACCAGAAACAAGAGTAGCTACTTTATCTGTTCCACAAGTTTTATCCCATCTATATATACCACCAGCCGGATACGGATTAATAACTAGATCTTCACCAAAGTTATCCATAGACCATTCACGAATATCAAGAAAGATATTTGTAGTCGAAGCAGCTTCGTTCCAAGCCCTGTATTCGCCAGACGTAACAGGAACAACATCCATAAATATATTTGTTCCTAAACCACTAGCTGTTCCTGTTGCTGCACTTCCAGCCACAATTTGAAATGCGTTGGATGTAACAGCACTTACTTCGTAGAACCCACTGACTGAAGTAATTCCAGATAGACCAGCACCGGGCCAGCTACTTACGTGGACATAACTTCCCGTTGATCTGTTGTGATGGGAAACACTTACAGTAATAGTTGTTTCACCAGTTACAAAATTAAACACACTGGAATAAGCTGTCATGGTAAAAGGTTCTGCATTGTAGTCAGCAGCACCATATCCAAAACCACCTGCTGCTACAGAACTTCCAGAATTAATTCGAGCACAGAAAGAAGCTTTACCTTTACTTACACTGGTTGCGTCTGCTGCACTTCCTACAGCAATAATAAAAGAATTAGCATTAACAACACTTACTCTATAATCTCCGTCTACTGAAGTAATACCACCGGGATATGTACCTGCACCAGTTCCACCGCTAGTGGGGGACCATGCACATATATCTACGTATGATCCAGTTAAAAGACCATGTGCTGCTGCACTTACTGTTATGTTTGTAGAGCCTGACTGTGTGCTAAATGCACCTGTAACAGTGGTAAACCATGTATTCTGTGGTTGAGCAACTGTAACCTGATAAGGTGTTATGTCGTGAAAATTACCACCAGCAAATAAGTATGCTTTGTGTTCAGTAGCAAATCCAATATATTTTCTACCGTCTAAAGCTGCCCAGTTATGTATTACTCTCCCTGTTCCAATAAAAGATGACTGTGTTTTCTTTTGCCATCCCCTAATACTTTCTGGTTTTCCGTCCCTAAATCTAACTCTGTTACCATCAAACCAGCCACCTTCAGCAGCATACTCAGTCGATTCACGCATAATGCCCGGACGGAAATCATATTTTACTGTACGAGTTTCAGTTGACATTGTACGCCTATTTAACTTCTAAAGTCTTTTATAGCAGCTACATCTATTGCTTTCATTGTACCATTAGAACTTACTTCTCTAACAAAGTAGGTAAGTAAATCTACAGATCCTGCTGAAGCTGTCTTTTGTACAGTAACTCCGGCTGGAAACTTCCAAGCACTTGTAGGAAAACTGAATGTTGAATTACCAGCACTATTACCTGTAATTAAATATATAGCTCCTGTTTGTCCAACCTTTCCATTTGTAGGAGCAATCATAGATATAGAAACTGCACCACTTACAGATGCGCTTGCTCTTACCATAAAAAAGTTAGATTGGCTTAAATCGATAGCTGCTGTAGCACTCGTATTAATAGTAGTGATAGCACAAATACTACGTCCATTTACTGTAACATCTCCGTTAAATGTGGCAACAGAAGCAAAAGTAGTAGCCCCTGCAAACGATGCAGATCCTGTTGCACTTAGGTTAGTTATTAAACCGTTGTTAAAACTGGTAGCACTTATTGAGCTTTGTGTTATTCTTCCAAAGTTAAAAGAAGGATCACTACCTGCACTAGTTCCTATAGAAACTTGTTCAACAAATTGATTACCTATGTAGGCACTGTTATCTTTTGCACTCGCAGCCCACATACCACTGAACAAAGGAACAACCGTAGTTGGTGTAGCTAGTACACCCATTGTAGCTTTTTTAGGAACAGTAGAACCTACACCCCCTGCTCCTTTTACCTGTACTTTAAAATCGTTAGGATTACGTACAATGTACATCTTTCCTGCCCACTGTGCTCCATTTGCTGTTGAAGCTGTAGTGAAGGTAGGAACAATTAAATTAACTACAGAAGTAGATGTTTGGGTTCCAGTGATAAGTATAGTAGTTAGTTTACTTTGATCTCCTAACCCATCTGCACGAGTAAGAGTAATATCGGCAGCACTCACATAGTTTATAGATCCAGAAATATTTGCACTAAACGAGTTGTCTACCATCTCAATCACATTGTCATTGAGGATAGTTCCCCACGTATTCGAGTTTTCTCCCGAACCTTGTTTAGCTAATTTAACAGTAGGTGTATATGTCGTAACCATCTATTGCGTTCCTTGTTGTATATTATCCTGACCACCAGCCGGATTAGATGCTATTTCCATATCATCTCTTCTAGCTCTACGTGCTTCATTATTTAAGAAGACAGCTTCACGTTGATACTGTTGATCCCAATATTGAGCAGCAGCAGGATTCTTCATCCAGTATAATGCTTCTACCATACTCGCATAAAATAGAGCGTTTGCACAGTACTGAGTATAATAGTTTTCTTCATTAGTAGCTGATGCTAAAGCTGCTGGTTGGGCTACATAAGACATTTCCACTTCATAAGCAGAGACAGGAGCAGGAGCTATTAAAAGTTTTTCTGCTCCCCAATTAGCATAATAACGTGGCTGTCCTACAGAAGTTCTGTTACGCCAGTAGTCATTTAGATAGTCCTTACTTCTTAAAAGAAGTTGTGTTCTTAATCCTGTAGAAGTTGTAAAGTTTACATTTCGTACAATTAAAGAACGGGTAGGTACTACAGGTTTTTGAATAAACGGATCACCCTGTACAAAATTACTGGTAGCAAAATTAGTTAAACCAAGAGAATCTATTTCCCGTGTTAATCTTAATTCAGCCCTGTCAATAAAATCAGGAACAGCAACATCAAACTCTTGACCATCATTTTCTGCTGCATCTTTAATCCTACTGATAAGTGTAGTGTATGTTAAAGCCATAGTTTAATTTTCCAACTTCCAAATAAATTCTCTAGTAGGTGCTGTTGTTTTTCTCCACACTCTTAAATCTTCTCTAAATCTTGCTTCAGCACTACCCACTGTTACTTGTACATCTACTTTGTTGGTAAAACTTCCTGCATTAAATGTAGCTCCTGTTCCACCTACTGTTACATTATTAACATTTACTACACTTACAGTGCCAGCATTGAACTTAGCACCTGCACTTGGTATACCAACACTAAGAAAAACATATACTGCAAACTCACCAGCATTATAAGTTGCTCCTGCACCATCCATTGTTACACTAGAATGACCAAAGACAGTAAACGCACTTTGGTTAAACTTAGCAGACGTACCGCCTATTGTAACAGATGCATTCCTTTCTTCACCTGCATATGATCCAAACGGTGCGGTAGCAAAAGGAGACTCACCAAACATCATTTAGTTAATCCCCCAGATCAGGCCAATCGTATAATACTCCAGAAATTACTTTGTCGTCTTCATCTTTTACCACAAATAAAGAGGCGACTGCATCAATATCAGAAGCAGATTTAATAGCATTTTCCATCTCCGTAGCTTTAGTTCTAATAGTATCACGCCATGTTTGTACATTACTTGGAACAGCAGTTTCGTTGTCAGCTTTACGAATATAATACCAATCTGTTTGTAACAGTAATTGATGTTGTTGTTTTTTTACTTCATTTATTAATCTTGATTTAAGACCAAGTTGAAGTGTTTCTCCAGAACCACTATCATTTAATTCTCTAGCTTTCTTATTCTGTACCTTTCCGTCAGTATCTACAGTCCAACTATATAACCTAGAATCAGGACTAGGTTCAGGTATGACTTCTGTAATACTGTGCTTATCTTTTTCTTCTTGAGTCCAAAGATGCCAATTACTGGGATGCTGTACTCCATTTACATCTACCCATGCTTTTCCGGGTTGTATTTGAGTATTATGATATTTCCACGCCATTGTTTTCCCCTAGCTAACTTGCCGTCATAGGTGTTGTATCTTCACCACCAAATGGATGTTGCGCCCACGCACAATAAAGATACCTGTTACCACTTGTATTTATTGAACTCCATGCAGTTGTATTTGCAACTCTAAAACCCGTACTTAGCATATCTACAGCATCATACCCACCTGAATCAGCAGTTGTATCGTTTACTTTTAAATAGTTTTGAAAAGGGTTTTGTATTGTAATTCCGGCTGGAGTTTGTGGTGAATCATCGGGTCTATCGCTAGACATAGCCATCCAATATGTACTGTTTGCTTCCACATTTTTTATAATTACCAGTTGAGGACGAAAACCTGTATAAATTAAAGGTGTACCGCCTATAGTAGTTACACCAGTACCTTCATAGAAACCAAATTTACTATAACCCAGTATTTCTGCAAATGCATAATAAGCCATAGTTTCTCCAGACTTATTTACAGAACTACCTGTACCAACACTAAATACTGTGCTAGTAGGGGCTGTATCATTCCACATACCAACATCATCTGCTCTATCGTCTGTAGAATTTAATTGAATATAATCTGTTTCTGGATCAGAAGCTACACCATAATGATAACAAACAGTACTATATGAACTATTATCTAATCCTTTCAGTATTATAAATTTTGGAGCGACCCCTAATCCATGACCTATTGTACTAGCTGATCCCGTTCCTTCAAAAATTCCCATCGATATGCCAGCATTCGCATCTACAAGAGTTCTTGTTGTATTGATTCCTCCTACTTCATTTGCAGTTCCTGATCCTGTTGTTTCTACATACCAGTTAAACGATGTAAACTGATCTTGATCTCTACATACTTCAACATCTTCACCAACCTCTTGCCCATGTTTTAAGAATCTTTGAAGAGTATTATAATTAGTAGCTTGTTGGTTAATAGAATTTGTATGCCAATCAAGATATGGACCTCTTACTCTATCAAACACCATCCAGTTATCAGTAGCATCAAGATTCTTAGTCCAGTTTAATGCTGTTTGAAAACTATCCAGACTTTTTACATTATCGTTTTGACAAGCTTTAAATCCAGTTGGAGGAGTATATTTAAAATGTCCTCCTGCTGCTGATGTCTCACTTAAATCTGTACTAGCGAAGTACTGCCACTGACCAAAGTTTATAGTTAGATCTCTGCTTGCATAAGAACTTGCATTAAACATAGTTCCGTCAACAGTAGAGAAAGGAAAGTGTGTTCCAGCACCACCAGCATCAGGATCACCACCAAGCTCTGCATTCCAGCTA